GCCATCGTGGTGGAGGCGGCCGGCGCGGAAGATGACCTGGCAGGCGTGCGCTTGATCGGGCCGTTTCCGCAGGGCCTTGGCACGCTTATCGGCCAGAGCACGGTAACCACCGAGGCCACAGCCGGCGCCCACACGTACACGGCGGCCGAACTGCTCGGCGGCCTTATTCTTCGGGATTGCGCTGGCGGGGCCCGTGAGGATCCTACGGCTACGGCGGCCAACATTATCGCGGCCATCACGCAGGCGGGTGTGGGCAACAGCTTTGAGTTCACCATCCGCAACACGTCAGATGCGGCCGAGACCATTACGGTCACCGCGGGTACCGGCGTGACGCTGTCCGGCACCATGACGATTGCACAGAACAATTCCAAGCGGTTCGTGTGCGTGGTCACGAGCAGCACAACCGTGACGATTTACAGCCTGGGCACCGTGGTTCATTGATAAACGGCTCAAGGCAAAAGAACGAACCCAATGAGAAAAAGCCAAACAAGGGAGGACTGAACAATGCCACAACCAAACGTAAAAGAGCAGATCGTTTCCGGACCGCTCGCCGGTGTCTCCATTGCCTATCGCAATAGGGACTATATTGCGGATAAGGTCTTTCCCGTCCTGGACGGGGCTGATCCTAAAGCAAAAATTACCAAATACCAGAAAGGGGCCTGGTTCCGGGACGAGGCAGGCATCCGGGCCGCAGGCACCAGGGCCAAGCGGGGCGGATATCCGATTACGACCGTATCCATTGCAACGGATGAATATGCGTATGCCAAGGAGGTCACAGACGAGGACAGGCTCTTTGTGGCTGCTCAGGGCGCGCCAGTGCTTCAGCCGGAGCAGGATGCCATTGAGTTTTGCACGGATAAGATCGACCTGAAGAAAGAGGTCCGGGTGGCCGACCTGATCAAGGATACGACCTGGATCGACGCCAATGCCGATGGCGAAGATGCCGAGGGCGGCTGGGCCGCAGGCGACGGCAACACCTTCCTGGCAGACATTGCCACCGGGAAAAAGACCATCCAGCTCAATACGGGCGTGGATCCCAATGTGCTTATCATTGACTTTCAGACGTATCTTTCGCTGAAAGAGGAAAGCACGATCCTGGACAAGATCAAGTACACGCAGCGCGGCGTTTTTACGGCCGAGCTGCTGGCCGCCCTCTTAGAGCTGGACGAGGTGCTGGTGGGCAAGGCCATCTACAGCTCGGCCGAGGAGACCCAGGCAGGCGACGACTTCACGGGGGCCAGGATTTGGGAGGTCAATGCCAACAAGGGCATGGGCTTTCTCTTTTACCGAGCACCCAGGGTCGGCCTGAAAGTCCTCACTGCAGGGATGCAGGTGAGGATTGCGTATGAGGGCGGCGGCCCCAGGCGCATATCCACCTGGAGAGAGCAGGCAGAGCACCAGGATGTGTATGAAGTGGCGGAAGAGACGGATATCTTGGCCGTGGCCGCTGACTGCGCCTATAAGTGGTGCGACACGTATGCCACGTAAAAAGGCGTAAGCCACGGGGCCGAAGCTGATAGCCGAAAGACAGGGGCGGGGTGGACCGCCCTGCCCCTTACTTCAGAAAAGGAGTAAAAAGATGAAAGTCAAATATTTGGGACCGCGTGATGGCGTGCATGTGGAGCCGTACGGGGTGCACCTGAAGAATCAGGTCAAGGATTACCCGGGTGATTTTGCCGAAAACCTCATCGCCACGAGTCAAAAGCAGCGGTTTAAGGCCGTGGAGGCCAGGAAGTCTGCTGCTGATCCTGAGAAAAAGGCCTCCGGCAACGAAAAGAAGGGTAAGAAATAATGGCCTATTGCACGCAGGCAGACATCCTGGAGCAACTGGACGAGGACGTCCTCATCCAGCTCACGGACGATGACGACATCGGCGCTGTGGATGCTGACATGGTCACACGGGCCATTGCAGACGCGGATGCCCTGATCGACAGCTATTGCGGCGCGCGGTACGACGTGCCGCTCTCTCCGGTGCCGAATATCATCCGCAAGTGCTCGGTGGACTTGGCCATATGCAACCTGTATGCCAGGCGCAAGGGCGTGTCCGAGGACCGGGAAAAGCGATGCAAGGCGGCCGTGAGTTATCTCAAGGATGTGTCCACGGGCAAGGCTACGCTGGGCACGGATACGCCTGCTGCAGACGATGACGACGGCCCAAAAGCCACGACCGTGAAGACTGACCGGCGCTTCTCTATGGGGCGCGATTCTGACTCGTCCACCGGGACGCTGGATAACTATTAGAGGCGCTATGCTCAAGCTCCAATATACCATCAAGGACATGGAGGCCAGGAGGGCGCTGGACCGCATGGCCGACCGCATGTCCAAGCCTCAGCAGGCGCTCAGGGAATGCGGCCTGGTGCTGCTGCGCTCCATCGCCAAGACCTTTAAGCAGGGCGGCCGCCCGGTGCGCTGGAAGCCCTCTGGCCGGTCCAGGCGCAGGGGCGGAAAGACGCTGATCGACACGGCCCGGCTCATGCGTTCCATCACCATGCAGGTGCAGGGCAACACGCTGAGCGTGGGAACCAATGTGAAGTACGCGGCAGTGCAGCACCTGGGTATCGACAAAAATGTGCACGTCAAGGAGCACTGGCGCTATATGCGCAAGGCGTTCGGCAGGGAGATCCCGGGTCGGCAGGTGCTGATCCCGGCCCACGACCGCCGCATGAAGATCCCGGCGCGGCCGTTCCTGATCATCCAGGACCAGGACTGGCGGGTGTTTGAGAGGATCCTTGGCGACTATATTACGGGTAAAGCATGAAAGACCTGTTAAACGCCATTAAATCGCAGCTGCAGAACGATTTAACCTATGTGCGGGACAGTGATGTCTTTGTGACCGAGGACGAAGTCGCGATCCCTGAGCAGGTCAAGTTTCCGGCGATTGGGCTGAAGGATGGCAGTGTGGTCTGGACCATCACGAGCCGGGGGCCGTTAAAGACCCAGACGCTGAGTGTACGAGTCATTGCATATGTAAGCATACTGAGGCCCGAGGCCTCTATTATGGGCGACAATCAGCAGAAGGGCGTACTGGACATCATCGACGACATCAAGGCTGCCTTGGACGAGAACACCCTCGATGGCACTGTAAATAATGCCGAGGTGGTGTCCGAGGCTGAAAGCGAGCTGGTGATTGATGAAAAGTTCGTGCCCGTGACCCAAAAAAAGTCGATCACCTTTCGATACGAGAGGTGGTAGCAGGAGGCAACCTATGAAGCCATATAAAGGGATCATCAGAATAACCTGCAAACCCGGCACCTGCGGCCAGGCCGGAAAGCTGAAGGAACCCGCTGCGGAATGCATCAACTGCGAGGCGGCCAAGGTGGAGGTCCTCGATCTTGAGGGCAAAACCACTGCAGGGCTGGCAAGGCCGAAGCCGAAGGCCGCACCAAGGGCCAGGAAGTTATAAGTTATAATTTGCAAATAGTTCGAGAAAAAAGGAGGAGATAGTCATGGCGTACAACACCACACCATTTCACGGCAAGCTATGCCGCGTGGAGAAAAACGACGTGGCAATGGAGTATGGAGATGGCTGGACCATTAACTGCAACCTGGACATGGCCGACATCTCGCGCGCGGGGCAGCACTGGAAAGAAGGCATCCCCGGCATGGCGAGCTGGAACGGGTCTTTTTCGGGTCATTTTGTGGCGGGCAATACCGAGCAAAAGGCGTTTTTTGACAACATTGTTGCGGCAACGCCCGGCACCAAGCTCACGGACGTGAAGTTCCTGCTGGACGCCAGCACGAATGCCTTTACGGGCAACGTTTATGTGACCAGCTTCAGTATCGGCCCGACCATTGGCGACAAAGTGGGCTTTACCATCAACTTCCAGGGCGATGGTGCCTTAAGCCTGACGGACAGCGCATAAAGGAGTGAGCTATGGGATCTCCAACAACGCCCACACATGGGAAGTTTGGCGCGATATATCGCTTGCGGCCAAACGGCTTCAAAGGAAACGGGCTCAACGATGTGACCTGGGGCACAGGATTTGCCGGAGGCGCAACGGCTTATTACGAGGTCGTTATCGATGGTACCGGGACCCCGGACACTTTTAAGTGGCGCAAGAACGGCGGGGCCTGGACGGAGACCGTGGCGATCACGGGCGCAGCCCAGACCCTGGATGACGGCCAGACCATGACATTTGCGGCCACAACGGGTCATACATTGGGCGATCAATGGGTCATCGGCAATCTCAAAGACGAGGCTTGCACCGAGTCCGGCACAGAGGCGCAGATCACGGACGCCACGAAGCGGATCCTGAATCCGAATGCCACCCCTACCTTCACAGACAGTGGCGGGGAAAATGTGCGCATCGTGGATCACACGCGTGGAAAGGCCATATTCGGCGGAAACGTAACCGTGGTGACGGTCACCGGAAATAACGGCTACCTTCCGCTCGCCGCGCTGGAAGAGGTGGGTTATTTGATCGACTGGAACTTTGCCGTCAACGTGGACATGGCTGAAATATCCAAGGTGGGTGATCAGTGGAAGTCTTTTCTTCCCGGGCAGGCCGGCGGCAGCGGGAGCGCAAACGCTTATTTTATTGGGCGCGACTCCTTCTTCGATAGCCTGGAGGACTGCGCGGACGGCACCCAGGCATACTTTTTTCTGGAGCTGTATCACTATGATCCGGATCAGGATCAGACCGGCGATCATTTGAATGTCTGGGTTATATTCGATTCCCTGAACCTTAATGCACCTATCGGCGAAGTGGTCAAGGAGTCGATCAATTTTCAACTACACGGCATTCCGTCGTTTACAGAAGATTCATAAATCCGAAAAGGGGGCCTCATGCTTAAACTTGACACAGACCTTTCTTATGACGGCCGGTGGTATGACTTTGAGACCGGCGAGGTGGTTGAAGGGCCAGGCCCGGAAAATGCCTGCCTGAAGATCCGGCCACAACCTTTTAGCGCGAGCAGCATCACGATCCGAGACGGCGCAATGGTGATCAGCGGCGAGGACCAGTGCCAGCGGTTCAAGGATGCGCTGGAAGAGATGGCTCATGTGGTAGGCGCGGACGGCAAGCCGCTGCCGTGCACGGATGAAGTCAAGCAAAAGATCTATGACTTTCGCCTCGGCGGCATTGCAGACTTTGTGCTCAACAAGATCTGGGAGTTCCACAGGGCCAAGGAGCGCGAGGAAAAAAACTCTTAGGCTGGGCGCGGTGGTTTTTCGACAAAAGTCACATGACCTGCGGGTTGTGCCGCCGCTCCCAGGAGGCTGGATTCACGAGGGTTGAATGCCGGGGGATAGAGACCGTCCAGGGGTGCCCGACCGGTGAAGTCCCAAAGCTGTCCGCGGCAAATCAGCGCTTCTGGTTTCTCTTCGAGCGCATGATTGACGGCCTCGTGCAGCAAAACGGGTTTGACTATGCAGCCATCCGCGCCGTCTTTGATCTGTATGACATCCCTGGCGGCAGGCGGCCGATATTGCATGACAGGTGCCTGGTAGTTATTCGGGCTATCCAGGAAGTCAGGACGAATCAACAACATGGCTCATAAGCTAAAAATTGAGATCGAGGTTGACGACAAGGGGCGGGCAGTGGTCCGCCGCTTTGGAGAGAACCTCGATCATGCCGCAGAAAAGGGCGAGCGAGGCTTTAAAAAAGCCAACAGAGCCCTCGGCCGATTCAAAAACAATCTCATTCCTACCACCGGCCTGGTCACCAAGCTGGGCGCGGCTTTTGTGGCCTGGAAGCTGGCTGACATAGCAAGGGGTTTTCTGAATACGGCTGCCTCAATGGAGAGATACCAAACCATACTCGGCACGGTGCTCCATTCCACAGAACGCGCCGCAAAAATGATGCAAGAGATCACCAAGTTTGCAGCTACCACACCTTTTGAGATTTCTGGCCTTGTTGAGGCTGCAACGCGCCTTGAGGCTTACCATCTGGATGCTATGAAATATATGCGCACCCTGGGCGACACCGCTGCCGCAATGGGCAAGCCCATCATGGCGGCCGTGGAAATGGTGGCTGACGCTTCCCAGGGTGAGTTTGAGCGTATGAAAGAATTCGGCCTGCGCGCGACGGACCTGGCCGCGGCCGCAGGGTTTAAGACCGTGCAGGAAATGACTTCCACACGGGACAACCTCATCAAGGCTACGGACACCCTCATGTCCATGTTGGAAGCCCGCTACGCGGGTGGCATGGAAAACCTCTCCAAGACTTGGGGCGGCATGATGTCCAATATGTCCGATCTCTGGACACAATACCAGCAAGCAGTGATGGAGGGCGGCGTCTTTGACTTCCTGAGAGCTGGGATCGCTATGGTACTTGAAGAGCTGAATACGCTCAAGCAAGAGGGCCGCCTCGATGAATGGGCGCAGGAACAGGCTGATGCAGTAATAAACATCTTTGAAATAATTATTTACGGGGCGGCCACCGTGGGAGAAGCTTTTCGCGGCTGGCAAATGATTTGGGAAGGGCTAAAGATGGCCTTTGGCGCATTCGGCGCTGCAATAAGCGCCGGCCTGATTGAATTGCTTGAGATCAGCAAAAGGGTGGTAGATGCCGTCGCTCCAGGCAAATCAGGGAGCATAGGAGCAGCCATTATTGAGGTGACGATTGCAAGCAATTATTTCAACGAAGTGCTGCAGAAATCGGCTGCAAGTCTCGTAGAGTTGGCCAGCAAAGATTCATACTGGAAACGAGCGGGTGAACTGATTGGTGCCGTCAAGGAAAAGGGCGCAGAATATGCCAAAACGCTAGATGATGAGGCCAAGCCGGCGATAGTTACCACGACTGAG